ATATTGTGATCTAAAGCCCATTTATTTTTTCTTTCATCATACTATATAGTAGTAGGGCTAGTATATTTTGTTATTTTATAATGCTAAGGGCCGTCAAATTCAATTAAAATATTTAAATCTGGAAGGAAAAAATCAAATTTTAAAAGTCTGTTAGCATTGCTATAAAGTCCTTCAAAAGTTTTCTAAGTTTCAAACTTAATATTATATTCAGTTAATTTTTTAGAAATCTTTTTTTCTCCAGTTGATTCTTTAGCACATCCACAAGAAATTGTATTTCCACTTTTTAAATAAGTAATAGGGACTGAAACAATATTTCCGCAGTCGCATTGGCATATCCAATTATATCCTAAAGTAGAATTTTCTCTAATATCAGTTCGCTCTTTAGCAGTTAATAATCCAAATTTTTGTCCTGTAATATTTTGAATATGACTTTTTCCTAATTTTGATCTTGTTTCTGTATTTAAGCATCCGCAAGATTTTTTTTGACCATCTTTTAAAGCGCTAGCTCTAGCTTCGCAAATTTGTCCGCAATCACACTAACAAATCCAATATGTGTGTTTATTTCGACTAGGGGCATTTTTTATTACTGTGAGTCTATTAAATTTTTTCCCTAATAAATTTTCTTTCTATGGCACTTTATAACCACCTCCATACATATAAAAAACCGAGCAATTATTATTGCTCGGTTTTGGTTAAGATTTTTTTAGATATTCTCTTCTTCGGCGGAAAGTGTATTAGTAGCAACCTTACCTCCGATAAATCCATTCAAAAAAGCTTTGATATCTACTCCATTTGCCGCCATAGCTTCAATCACTTGATTTGTAGTCTTCATAACATCTCCGACCATCTCAGAAGAATTATTTGACCCGTACATAGTAATTCTATCCACATTAGCAAGAGGGATGGCAGCTTGCTTAACAACTTCAGGGAGTGCGTCAAAGTACATTTCCAGGACAGATGCTTCACCCATCTTTTTCTGGGCTTCTGCCTTCTTATCAATGGCCTCAGCTTCTGCAGAACCCTTGGCTGCAATACCTTCAGCTTCAGCCAAGGCCGCATACTTAGTAGCATCAGCCTTAGCCTTCATAGCTTCAGCTTCTTGCAAAGCCGCAAACTTATCAGCTTCAGCCTTCTGCTCACGCTCGAAACGTTCTGCTTCTGCCTTCTTTTGGCGAGAAATCAAATCAGCCTCAGCCTGCTTCTCAGCAGCATACTTCTCTGCGTCAGCCTGCTTGCGCACCAAAGCATCCAGTTCATATTCCTTCAGTTCAATTTGCTTCTGCTTCAGTTCAGCTTCACGCTCAGCCTTAGCAATATTAGCATTAGTTGCAGCGACATCACGCAGTTTACGCTGATTCTCAGCCTCAATTTCCTTAGCTGCATCTGCCTGAGCTTGCTTAGTATCAGCCTCTTGCTTCAACTGAGCCTGCTTAATTGCCAGGTCATTATTACGACTTGCGATTTCCTCTGCAGCCTGCACCTTAGCATCATTAGAAGTCTTAGCATTATTAGCTTCAGCGATGGCAATTTCGCGCTGAGCATCAGACTTTGCAATAGCAGCCTTCTTACGGATTTGCTCCACATTATCAATACCAAGGTTTTCAATTACGCCATTATCATCAATGAAATTCTGGACATTAAAAGAAATCAGTTCCAAACCAAAACGAGCCAAATCAGGAACAGCATTTTCCTGAACCTTTTCAGCAAATGCCTTACGGTCAGAAACCATGTCAGTCAGCGCCATGCTGCCTACAATCTCACGAACATTACCTTCCAGAAGGTCACGCACCTTATCGTTAATCACTCCACGAGATACGTTCAAGAAGTTTTGAGCAGCAAGCTCAATCATTTCAGTAGACTGCCCAATCCGCACATTTACATTGGAATCCACTCGCACATTGATATACTCAGCAGTAGGAACCGCACTAGAAGTCTTTACGTCAATCTGAACAGCACCAAGAGCTAGCTTATCTACTCGCTCAAAGAAAGGAATCTTAATTCCCGCTTGACCGACCAGAATCCTAGGTTTCTTCCCAAGCCCAGAAATAATATATGCTTGGTCAGGCGGTGCCTTCAAATATCCAGAAGCAAGAATTACAATCACCGCAATTACAATAATGGCGGGAATGATGAAATGGGGCGTAATAATACTACTCATAAATAATCTCCTTTTTATTTAATTAACAAGGTTCAAATCATATACTTTATTTTTCATATCCTCTAAAATAATTTCCATTTGCACAGGTTTACAATCATGAGCATCTACTCCCACATGATAACAATAAGGAAGTTCATAATAAAACTTACTAGAAGAATGAGTGTGGCCGTGCAAATTGAGAGTCATTCGCTTTAAAGATTCTTTTTCCAAATTTCCAGTTAGCATAGGATAATGTGTTGCAATGAAATGATACTTTCCAAAATCAATGCGGAGCGCATCTGCGATTTCAACTACATTTGGAAGTGACTTATACATTTCAATGCGGCGAGGTACATCGTGATTACCAAGAACGATATGTAACTTTCCCCTCATCTGAGAGATACATTCTCTCCCAGCTTCAAGATCGCCCAAACATAAATCCCCAAGAACATAAACATCATCAGAATCAATTACTCTTGAATTATGTCTATAAATAATTGCTTCATTCATCTCTTGGACACTGTTAAATCCTCGGGCTTTCCAGATAAATTCTTTATCGTGCCAGAAGTGCCAATCGGATGACACGAAAATCATAAGCATCAAACCTCCTTAATATAAATAATTTCTTTATATTCATATTTTTCATTTGGGGAAGCAGGAACAAAAGAGTTATTCATATTTTGAATAACAGACTCAGGAACTTGCGCTCTACCTTCTCTTTTGGAATTGCGTTTAAGACAAGTTTCAAGAGAAGTAAGAAAATTTACCACATAAATATCAACACCTTTAAGATTCAATCTATTCAAAGTTTTATTTCGACTGCGCTGATTAATATGAGTTGCATCAATATAAGTATCTTCATTAGTATTAATAGACTCATTAATTTGGTGAATAAATTCATTAAAAACAGCATCTTCTTTAGAAAAATACTCTTCATTTTCATTCACCATACTAAAACGGACAGTATCACGAGAAATGCAATTACCATTTTGTCTAGCAGCCCAACTGCTTTTACCTGACGCTGGAATCCCGCACAAAAGCCAAACTCTCTTCTGCTTCATCTCTATACACCCCATTAACAAAATTTTTCTGAAACTCTTCTATATCTTCAAGTGTTTTACACTCTACATGATTAACTTCTTGTTTACAGAATGGACAGTAGAGTTTCTTTCGATGAAATCTCTCATGCTGAAAACCTTGCTTCCGCATAAGAGGGATTCCTCGATTACCACAACAAATGCAATAAAAACTGTGTTCTGTATAATTATTATTACGTGCCATTATACACTCTTCTTTGCAGCCCTTTTAATATTTCCAATAAGAATTAAAACATTATTATCCATAATTTTTTCCCTTTCTTATTCATATAAAAATTATAACATATTTTTCATAAAATGTCAAAAATTGTCATTCTGCTTGAAATAGATGTTCTTCAAAAGTATCTAAATCCAAAAGGCAAGCAACATTAGAAACATATGTTCCTTGGTCAATATTTATCTTATGCGTCCCGCAATAATGTAATGCTCCATATTCCCACTTCTCTTCTGGAACTTCAAATTGTTTATACATATATTGGATAGGAGTATGGCCATGTACACAAATTACATTAGAAAAATTCTCTTCATCCCATCCATCATAAAAATGGTCTCTACTCCAAAGTGCGTCAAAAGTTTGCGGCGTTGGTTCAGCGAGCGTAGGAGTGAAACCCGCATGAGTCATATAAATGACAGTTCCCTCATTATTTTCATATTTAGCAAAAATAGGCAATTTATCTAATACATTAAGCCATTGCGCATTATGATCTTCTTTTAGCCAGTCTTCAAAAGTATCATAACCACCATTTTGAGTAAGTAATACCCAAGAAAGGTCATTCATTTCACTTTTAAGAAATTCTCTTCCTGCATCAATAAGCATTTCTTCGTGATTACCTTTAATATAAATAAATTGTGAATTAGATAAAACTGCTTTGATTAGTTTCCAAGAATCAGTACCTCGATCACCGCAATCACCCAAACAATACACTTTATCTTCTGGCTTTAAAAATTTTAAAATTTGCTCATATAATTCAAAATTACCATGTAAGTCTGAGCAACAAAATACACTCATTATTTATCAATTCCTTTTCTCTTATCTTTATATAAATATTATATCATAATTTTTTATATAAATAAAATGGTTCTCTTATAAAAGAGAACCATTTCTTTAAGACTCTTCATATTTATAAAATGTTACCCAATAATCTTTAAGGACTTCTTCAATCATTGAATAAATTACATGCCAATTAGCACCACCACGTCCACATCCAATTCCGCAAGGAAAAGCAATAGACTTTGTTTTAGGAATTACTTTTTTAATCCAATTTAGAGCTTCCCAAAAAGCATCATAAGAAGTATATCGCTTCCCATCATATCCATAATCAAGTTGACAGAACATATTTACAACATATTTATCACCATATAGTGGAATTACTTGAATATCTCCAAGTACATTTGGTTCATTGCACTTAGTAAGAAAAGCATTGTATACTTGCGGCCATTTGTTTCTAACTGCTCTTGCAACTCCAGAATTCATTTTTCCTTTACAATTAACTTGATGACAAATAAAATCTTCAGTTGCATTAACCAAATTACCTTCTACAATTTGAATCATATATAATCTCCCTTAATTAATCAATATAACAGATATCAGTTACTTTTAGCCAACACTCAGCTTCATTACAGAAAAACAGAACATTACCATAAATATTCATTGGAGTTGCCATACCAGTCTTACCAGCCAACTTTCCTTTCAAAACAACAGCTTCAAAAAATTTAGCTTTCATATAACTCATATCCTTTCTCTTGACATATTTAGGAATTTTTATTATCTTCTTCGTAAAATGCCCAGTGACAAAAAGGGATAGACAAAGCCCCTGTAATAAAACCAGTCATATATACTGGTTCAGAATAGGTGGAAAAACGAGTCGCAACAATAGAACCTGCTGCGATAACACCCAACCAAACAATTACTGCAATTATCTTATTTCTCATTCATTCTCCTCCATTCCATCTGCCTCCTCCATATCAGGGGCTTCTGCGGTTGCCTTAACCAGCCCTTCTAAACACTTAAAAGCAAAGTTCTTATGCTTATAAGCCGCGAACTTAGGACGATTTACAATGCGACAAACAACACCCTCGCGCACATGAGTCTTGCCGATGGGGTCAGGCCCATCATAGTATTGTTCCGCGATCGCCTTGATCCATTCG